CTCCAGAGCGTGTAAACAGCACCAACAGGCAAATGGGTGTAAAGGAAATCATTTCTAAATTCGCAGAAGCAATGACAAATATCCAGAATGCCATTGCAGCGGACAAATCTTTCATTGATAAAATGAGAGAATATCAGATGACACCACAGCAGGTGTTACAACTGATAGGAATGTTTGAATGTAACACGATCAGTTACTATTCAAAGAACCAAGAAATCCACAACAAGGAATTCTTTCCTCTCAATATCTCACAGATTGGCAGATTCACCGAAGACACAATGATTCTTATGCAAAAGCAGAACAACAGAGTGTCTTTGTGGGACGTGTATAATGTTGCAACCAACTTGTATAAGGCGGACGACATGGAAATTCCATCCATGTTCCCGCAACATTTGGCATTAAACAGACACGTACAAAGTCTGCTTGCTTAATTCTTTCATGACTGGGGCGTAACAACCCCAGTCTTTTAATCATTAAAAACAAACAAAATGTTAGCAGAATTACATTCATTAAATAAAAGAGTAAAAGATTGTCTTATCAATTTTGATTTTAAAATCTTGAATTGTAATGTTGAAGTTGATTCACAAAGAAACGAGATAAGATTAGAAGTGATAATAAAAATAGAAGATGCAGGAATCAGAATTCATTGCAATGACAAGGGGTCTATGATGGGCTTCATGGACAATTACATGCTTCCAAGTTTTAATGAAGAAGAAAAAAAAGAGATCACAAAATATTTATTTTGTGAGTGTGCATCAATCATTACAGAAAAAAACAAACAACAGATTGATTCATTGCAAGAAGCAATTAAAAAACTTTCATGATGACAAATTTTATTTCAGAACAGATGTCTTTGGAAGACTTCTACAGGAAAATTTTGCGTAGATTTGCAGCCATCAACAACAGTTTGTTACAGTCTGTAAATCTGGACGAAATGACTTATTTGAAGATAACAAATACCGAAGAGGGAAGAAAAAAACTCGCCTCTGTTCTGGAAAAGAAGCCTGAATGGAAAGCAACATTCATTCGTCTTGAAGCAATCAGAAAGTTTCAGGCAGTGATTGACGAAGAGTTCAAGAATTATTTACCTTTTTAACCATTAATGATATGACAAAAGACGAATTTATATCTTTCTCAAAAACACTTCCAGAAGAAGTTACAGCAAAAGTTATCTCAATAAAAGACAATGAGGATGTCTTTACTTTTTTGAAAAGAGGGAATTGGATCAGAATTTTGAGGAATGTTCAAACAATGAAAAGACTTCCTATGTTTGAGCGTGCTCCATGGTATAAACGTATTTTCGGTACAAAATTAATTCCGATAAAATATCCGTTTTATATGAGGCTTGAACGTCTTGGACACGGACTTCATTTTGTTACGCTTTCCCGCGTTTTGTTTTCAAAGGGTGACAAGACAGACAAAAGAACAAGAAAAGGCTTCTGCGCTTCGGTACACAATGTGATAAGGGAATACGATGCACTTGTGATTATACACGAAGATTCTTACAATTTAAAATATTTCATTGTATGCAAATCAACAAAGCAACAGTAAAAATGTTAGAAGAAAGGGGGATCAACGTCAACGAAGCGTTGACCACCCTTTTTATTTTGTCATACGGCCTTGAAAAAGGAAACACAATCATGAACAACGACATGATAAGCAGACTTTCAATGGCTGAAATGATAGATTATGACTACCTACAAGGGGAATATATAGTAAAAGTTCCTCTATTTGAAGAAGGAGAACCTCAAAAAGAAAAAGAAGATTTGAGCAAGAGGTTCACAAATGAATTTCTTACAGAATATGTCAAGATATTCAAAGATGTATATCGTGACAGAACAGCAGACAGGCCGCAGGTGAGAAACAGGCTAATCAAACTTATTACAGAACGTGATGGTACTGTTACAAACGAGGAAATACTGCAAGCAGCAAAACTTCATGTAAACAGAATATCACGCGAAAGAGGGCCACAATACATCATGCAGGCAGATTATTTTATTTGGCATAAGGAAAAGGGCTTCAAAATCATGCAGTACATTGAAGAAATACGTGAGAATGCAGCCAAAGGAAATAGCAACATTAACCCATTTGAAGAAGTGCTATGACGTTTGATGAGATATTACAAGACATTGTACAAAGGCATGAAAATAAAAAGAAAGGATATTACAATTGTATTCCTTTCGCCCTTGAACGCCTTTCAAGTGTCGTGCCTGGTATTATACCCGGCGAATATTATCTCGTCACAGGAAATTCTGGAAGTGCTAAGTCAAAGATAACACGCTATCTATTTATTCATGAACCATATCTGTTTGTAAAGCAACACCCTGAACTTGATATAAAGTTTGATGTGTTGTATTGGTCTATGGAAGAAGACAAGATGAAGGTTTATAATACCGAAATATCACGTCTTATGAAATCAAAATACAATATAAACATAGGTTATCGTGATTTGATGTCAATAGGCAAAAACAGCAGACTTGAAGATTCAGATATTGAAATAATAAAAACTTTGAAAAATGAGTTTGACGAATGGAAAAGCCATGTTCATGTATTTGACGCTACAAAAGCACACCCCACAGGAATAATGAAGATTATAGAATCTTTTGCCTACCATATTGGAAGATATTACAAAAAGGATGGAACACCTTTCAGTGACGCCGAAATGGAACAGGTAAGAGAAGGAAAAGGAGATTGGATAAAAATGATGTGGGAATACAGAAAAGACCACCCACGGCACTATGTTATTATCCTGATTGATCATGTCGGTCTTGTAAATAACGAAAGCGGAATGAACAAACAGGAAACAATTTACAAACTTTCAACTGAATATTTGCTCAGAGCAAAAGACAGGTTTGGCTTCATACCAGTTATTGTTCAACAGCAAGTATCATCAAAAGAACACATGCAATATACATCAGGCGGAAATGCCATAGAAGAAAAGGTTGAACCGTCATTAGATGGTCTTGCAGAGTGTTCAACAACACAACGTGAAGCAACAATAGCATTTGGAATATTTGCACCAATAAGATACAAGATAGAAAACCATAATGGATATGACATAACGGTTTTAAGAGACAATTATAGGTCTTTGAAAGTGCTCAAACAAAGAGATTCCATAGCAAATGTATCGCTTCCATTATATTTTGAGGGTGAAAGTGATTATTTCAAAACACTTCCATCTACTGACAATAAAGAACTATTAAAGAAAATATATGAAACAGTCATCAGAAAAAGAACAAACGGAAAAAACTGAACGCACATACAGACTTACTGACGATTTTGTAAATGAATGTGTGCAAAAAATGGCATTCAACGATATTGTTGACGAAATACCAATAAAAGAAAATGAAACAAAAGAAGAAGCAACCGAAAGAATAAAAGAACTCTATATCAAGAAAAGAAAAGAATACGCACAATATTTTAAAGACAACATGCTATGATAACATTACCGACAAAAAGAAGCACACCTGAAAACTACAATCCAAGACTGCTTGTATTGTTCGGAAAGCCAAAAAGTGGAAAAAGCACGATTATGGCTGCTATTGACAACAATCTTATTGTTGACTTGGAAGATGGTTACAGAAGTCTTTCTGTGATGGCTGTTCAAGCAAGAAGTGCAAAAGACCTTCTTGAAATTGCAATGGCTGTCAGAAAGAGGATAAATGAACTTGGAGGAGAATATCCTTATGATTATATCACAATAGACAATGCAACACGTCTTGAAGAAATGTGTCTTGAAATGGCCGCAGACGACTATAGAAAGACAGATATGTCCTACAGAAAAGAAACTGGTCTTAAATGGGGAACAAAGCGTGATGAAAAGGGCAATGTTGTGATTGACAAATCTGCCGATATAAGACTGCTTCCAAACGGCAGCGGCTATTTCTATTTGAGAAATGCAATTAAAAATGTAATAGATGTATATAGAAAACTCGCACCAACCCTTATTCTTGTTGCACACGTAAAGGATAAACAGATTAAATTTGGTCTGGCTGCATAGAAATATGCTGAAAAATTATATTCCTGAATTGCTGGAACCTCTTTTTATGTAAAATATTCAATGTATATTTGCATACGTAAAGAAAATCAGCAGCTAAGTTATGAGTAAAAAGGTTTCAAAAATTTATAATTATCTCATAAAAAGTTCAACGACTATTCCGAAAGGAAGTACATTACAAGCTAATGGTAATGGAAGTGGGAATCCCCTAACAGATAGTGCTGAGGGTGAAGATATAGTCTCAACTTCTGTGGTGACACAGAGAAGTTCATAAGAGAACTGCATGGAATTTGCGAATCCATGTGAAGATATTGCAATAAAAACGGAGAAGAAATGTGGGAAATGTCTGTTGATCTTGCTGGAAAAATTGGCAACATTATTTGTGGTGAAGCTGATGCGATTGGCTATATTTACAGAGAAGGAAATAAGACAATTATCAGTTTTGAAGGAGGTGACAACACCATCAAAGAAGCAAGACCGCTCCATCTTCGTGGTAAAAAATTCATTGTTGCAGAATCAGACGAAAACAATGAACTTACCATTAATTTGGACAAAATATTTATTAACAACAAAAACTAAAAAATTATGGCAGAAGAGAAAAAAGCATGGGGTTATGCAACCCCGAATGAAATTGAGCAAAACGGCGGAGACTGGAAATGGGGTGTGAACCAAAATGTGTATCTTAAAGACATTGAGTATCACGACGAGACAACAAACGAAAAAGGCAACAAAGTTGGTGCAAAAGTTGTGATGTCTTTCATGTATGAAGAATCCCCGGAGGATGTAAAGAAACTCATGGTTTTTGAACCGGATCCCAACTCTTATTACAGCAATGCATTAAAGAAAGCTGTAAGAAAGGGTGATGAAAATTTCAACAGAAAAGATGCAGAGGAAAATTTCAAGAAACAAGTAAGAAACGTTGAAAAGACAATTTCAGATATACTTACTTGTTTTGTAGAACCTGACAGATGTCTTGAAATTTTCAGGAAAGCACATCAAAAAGCAGACGAACTGAAAAAGGAATTTACGTTCAAGGATTATGCAAATGTCGTTATTTCAGCAATAAAATCAACGAATTTCCAAAGTATGCCGCTTGATCTTATGTTGCAATACAGCTCAAAATTAAGTGACAATGGAAATTCATTCCTTGAAGTTGCAAATGGAAATCAAGGCCACTATGTTGTAAGACATCAGGAAGGAGAATGGGAAGAAGATAAAGTTCCTTTCCACCATTATCGTCTTTACAAACTTGAAAACGGAGTAAGGACAACAACGAAACATCCTATTAGCAGGGGTAATTTTGACCTTTTCTGGAAGAACAATGCTGAAAAGATAACTGTAAAGCCCGAAATCGCAGAACAGAAGAAAGAAGACTTTGCAGAAGAACTCAAAAAGGAAAGCAACAAGCAAGAGGAAATCGACTGGTCTGAATTCAAGTAACAATGTTTGGTTACACAAGTGCAATAACACGCAGACAGGTGCTTGAACGTTTTTCACAGGAAGAAATCTTCGGTTGGTGTTTGAAAGATGTTGTCAATACCGAACGAAAATATTGTTCTCCTTTGAGAGACGACAGGCACCCTGCCTGTTATTTCAGATACGACAGCAATGACATTCTATGGTTTTGCGACTGGGGTTCAGTAAAAGTCCACTATAATTGCTTCCAATTCTATTCAGAGGTTTTTGGTGTACCGTATGAACTTGTGTACGAACACATTTGGAACAATGTTGATGATTGTGCCATGTATGCTTCTCCACTATCTGTACACGGAACAAGTGGAAACAGAAGAAAACATGCTGGAAAGACAATCATAGATGTACTTGAAAAGAATTGGGATCTTGATGAAATTTTATATTGGAAAGATTATGGAATTTCAGTTGAACAACTCGAATCAGACAATGTACAACCATTAAAAGCCGTAATGATAAGAGATGATGTTAAAAGCTTTTCATTTAAAATAAAAGACATAGGTTTTGTATATTATTTTCCTGAAAACAGAAAAAAGATATACCAGCCAAGAAACAAAGACAAAAAATGGTACACTAATTGCAACGCCAACGATGTTGGTAACATTGCAAATTTGCCACAAAACGGCTATAATCTGATAATAACAAAATCATACAAGGATTGCAGGGTTTTACGAAATTTGGGATGGAACAGCATTTGGTTTCAAAATGAAGGAATGTGCCCGTCGGCAGATATACTTGAACCATTGTTAAGACGTTTCAACAGTGTGTATGTATTTTATGACAACGACAAACCGGGAATCAAAGCGTCTAAAAAAATAAGTGATATACTTAAAAAGTATAATGGAAAAACGAAATCGTTTTATCTTCCAGAATCACTTTGTGAAAAAGGAATAAAAGACCCATCTGATTTTGTAAAATCATTATCTTACAACGATTTAAACAATTTTATTAAACTGAAACTTAAATAAAATGAGTGCTTATATTATTGAACAAAGTGAATACAGAAAAATGACGATTGCGTTAAGATGGGTTCTTGGAACCGATTTTGAAAAGAATGCACAGCATCTTTTTGCGATAAACATCAATGCCGTAAATTACAGATATAGCGAAAAGAACCCACAAGAGGAATGGAAGCCAATTACAATTGAAGAATATAATAGTGTAAAAAAAATTCTTGACAAAAAATATAAAGGAAATGAGAACTATCTTCTTGCGAAACTGAACAAATTCATTAATTCTGTAGTGTATCAATGCTGTGAAGGAGAATACAATGAAATAGAAGCCTGTGCGTGTGCATG